TTGATAAGGAGAAAAAACTATGCCCGATGCTACAAAAGTATCAGTAGGTAAGCCTAAAGTGGGTGGTGCAATCCATTGGGCACCCATCGGAAGCACCCTTCCTGCATCAGCGACCGCATCTCTTGATGCCGCATTTGTTGAGCTTGGCTATGTTTCCGAGGATGGTCTGACCAACAACAACTCACCCGAGAGCGACACCGTAAAGGCTTGGGGTGGTGATACTGTTCTGAACCTTCAGACAGACAGACCCGACACCTTTGCACTTACCCTTCTCGAATCCCTTAATACCGATGTCCTCAAGACCATTTATGGTTCTTCGAATGTCACCGTAGATGGAAGCGGCAATATCACCGTAAAGGCTACGGCAGGTGAAATGCCTTCGGGTGCTTGGGTATTCGATATGATTCTCAAGGGCGGCAGAGCCAAGAGGATTGTTGTTCCCAACGGAACCATCAGCGAGCTTGGAGAGATCGTTTACAAGGATGATGAAGCAGTTGGATACAACGTGACCATCACGGATGTTCCCGACACCAACGGCGTATATCATTACGAATACGTTACCGCCACCGCTCCTTCAGCGTAATAAAAGGGGGAAAATATGCAGGGTATAACAAAGAGCGGATTTAAATTCGAAATCGACGATCGCATTTTAAAGGATTGGCGATTCGTTTCAGCACTCACCAAATGTCAGCAGAGCAAGACCGAGTTTGGAAAGCTCGAAGGCATTATGGAAATGGCAAGTCTGTTGTTTGGCGACAGATACGATGAGTATTTAAAGCACATCGCATCCAAGAACGATGGATTTTGCGATTCCCAGGCAATAATGGAAGAAATCAAAGAGATTCTTGAGAGTGCGAAAGTAAAAAACTGATATTCCTCGCACATTGTGTTGCGGTGTGCGAGGATGAGTTGATCTGCGATTTTGCAGAGACTTACCACATACTCAATTACAGAGAGTTGTCACCGACATTGGCGGCAACTCTTTGTGTGGGTTTGAGGGATAATTCCAGGGTGAAAATGCACATTGCAGGAATCAAACTCACCCTTGAGCAGACATTGCTCGCCCGAACTGTGGACGAACTAACCTTCCAAAGTTGGGCAAAGACAAAGGACGGTCAAAAGAATAGGAATCGTCCTAAATCGGTACTGAAAACAATTCTCGAAGAAAAGAAGGAAGAACAGCACGAAACCTTCTCAACTCCCGAGGAATTTGAAAAAGCGTGGGAGAAGATATGTCAAAGCCAAGCATAGGTGAAGCCTATTTGCAGATAAGACCCTCAATGGATGGGGTCACAGGCGAAATTGAACAGGCAATGGGCGATGCCGGTTCTAAAGGAGCATCGTCTTTCAGCTCTACTTTCGGCACAGGCATCAAAGCCATCAGCGGTGCGGCAATGGCGGCGGTCGGAGCAGGTGCGGCAGGAGTTGCCAAACTGACATCCGAAGCGACATCCGCTTTTGCTGACTATGAACAGTTGGTCGGCGGTGTCGAGGTTCTGTTCGGAGAAGATGCACAGACCGTCCTCGATGATGCGGCAAACGCATTTATGAGTGCAGGTCTTTCCGCAAATGAATATATGGAAACCGTCACAGGTTTCTCTGCTTCGCTGATAAGTTCTCTCGGCGGTGATACTTACGAAGCCGCAAATATGGCTCAAATGGCAATCACCGATATGGCAGACAATGCAAACCGTATGGGAACCTCGATAGAATCCATACAGAATGCTTATGCCGGTTTTGCCAAAGGGCAATTCAATATGCTCGATAACCTCAAGTTAGGTTATGGCGGCACCAAAGAGGAAATGGAAAGGCTCCTGCGTGATGCCGAGGAGATGGAAGGCTATATTGAGGGTTCATTCGACCTCAACAATTTTGCTGATGTAGTCGAAGCAATCAACATAGTTCAAACAAATATGGGCATTGCAGGTGCGACCGCAGAAGAAGCAGGAAGCACAATCTCGGGTTCGATGGCATCTGTCAAATCGGCAATGGATAACCTGGTCGCAGGACTTGCCGACCCGAATGCAAATCTCGGACAGTTGATTCAAAATGTTGTTGCGACAGGCTCCACAGCACTTGACAACCTCATCCCCACAATAATGACCGCATTGCAGGGCATAGCGGATGCACTCCCGATGATTGTTCCTATCATCACGGAGAAATTACCGGCACTCATTCAGATGATATTGCCGCCATTGGTACAAGCAATCACAACTCTTGTCCAGGCATTGGTCGAAGCCTTGCCACAGATTCTTGGCATAATCATCGAGGTAATGCCCACATTGATAAACCTCATCATCGAAACGGTGCTTGCATTGCTTCCGATGATCATTGACCTTGGCTTGCAATTAATCCTGGCACTCGCAGATGGTCTCATCCAGGCGATGCCGACCCTCATTCCTGCGGTTGTGGATGTAGTTTTGACAATCGTTGATAAACTCACAGACCCCGACACGCTTGTGATGCTTGTTGATGCGGCTCTGCAATTAATGATTGCACTCGCAACAGGATTGATTGAAGCATTGCCCAGGCTCATTGAAAAGGCACCCGAAATAGTCATAAAACTCGCTGTCGCAATTATCAAGGCATTACCCAAGATTCTTGAAGCGGGAGCAGAACTTATCTTCAAGCTCATTGAAGGTATTATGACGGTGATTTTCAAGCTCGTTGAGATTGGAGCAGAGATTGTCGAATCCGTAAAAGATGGATTTATGGAGAAGGTCGAAGCCGCCAAGACTTGGGGCAAAGATATGATTAATAATTTCATCAACGGTATAAAGGAAAAATGGGAGCATCTAAAATCCACGGTCACCGACCTGGCAAGCACGATCAAAAGCCTTCTCGGTTTCTCGGAACCCGAAGCCGGTCCTCTCTCGAATTTCCATACATTCGCACCCGATATGATGGAGCTTTTCGCAAAGGGTATCCGTGACAACCTCGGTCTGATTGAAAGTGCAATGGGAATGGTTACAACATCCATTGCAGGAGACTTTACATCGTCCAATTTGACCCCGAATAGTTATTCAGAGATTGCAAATCCCACCGCAGACTTGACGAGCCTTCTTGGGGCAAATTCGGCGGCAGAAGGGGATATTGTCATCCCTGTGTATATCGGACAGGAAAAGCTCGACACGATCATCCTCAACGCACAGGCAAGACACGCATTAGTAAGTGGGGGCAGGTAAATGGCACAGAAACTCAAATTGAAATTTGATTCCGAATATTTCCCTCTTACCAAGGGGAGTTACACCCTGGCATTGCAGAATAAAGAGGTGATCAATGAAACGGAAGCAGGAACCATCATCCGAGATATAAAAAGATTGGGTGTTCCTCATATTTCCGTTACATCAACTATCGATGACACCTGGTTTCAGAAATTACAGGGTTACTATGTATCGGGTTCATCAATTACCATCTATTATCTGAACCCTGCGACATTAGCGGAAGCCAATTTTGATGGCTTCATTCAGAACTTGACCTATAACGCAATCAAAGACAATGGCACAAAAACCTTTTGGGATGTATCATTTGAGGTCATAGCATACTAATGTATTCAGCATCGGCAGATTTTCTCACAAAAATAAAATCAAATACACGAAAGATCGAATGGAGCGGAACCATCACAACCAAGGGTGGTTCCGTTTATTCGTTTAATCTTGAGAACATCGCCCAGGGTTCAATCACCAGGGGCATTTCTTCCCAAACATTAAATATTGGCACCGCCTATGCATCAACTCTTTCTCTTGAGGTCATTCTTCCAGGTGTTTCAAGGTATGAGCTTGATGATGGCGTTGTTGTTATAAATTGTTCCATTGATGGTGCATTGGATGTCATCCCAATGGGCATCTATACCATCTCGGAAGCATCACAGACATTCGACCATATAAATATCAAGGCTTATGATAAAATGGTCAATTTTGATTCGGTTCCTTTCGAAATCGGTCAACATATCACCATACAATCGCCCTATGCGTGGCTTTCTGAAATGTGCATCGCTTGCGGTGTCACTCTTGGCATCACATCTGCACAGATTGAAGGCTTGCCGAATGGAAACAGAAAGACAGGCTTTGCGGATGTTGTTTCCGATGTGTCCACCTGGCGAGATGTGCTTATGTATTTGGCGGCATATCTCGGCGGGTTCGCATATATTGGCAGAGATGGTGAATTATATATAGGTGCCTATCCTTCCATTTCGTCTGATACGGTGCCTTCATCTTTCAGATATAGCTCTGACCTATCGGATTTTAGAACCACTTACGATGGCTTATATGCGACTTACAAAGAGGGTGGAGTGCAGGAGTATGTCTCGAATAATAATTCGGGCGGCATTGTCCTGGACATCGGAACCAATCCCTTTTTACAGTTCACAAACCAATCAAACAGGCTTGCGGCATTGCAGGAGATAATTGATGCTTGGAATGGCGTGTATTATGTGCCATATTCCGCAGATATGCCTTTGGTTCCCATCTATGACCCTGGCGATGCTCTAACATTCACAGACAACCAGGCGGGAGCGTATGACATCGGAGCAATCACCGAGATCACATACAACATCGGTGACAAAATGTCCGTTTCTTGTGCCGGTGATAATCCGATTCTTTATGGTGCCCAGGACAGGTTCACCAAGACCATTGCAGGACTTTCGAAGGATTACAACAATGGGCAAGAGGTCGGCGGTAAAAATTTTTGGTTGTTGCATACCGAAAACACATCCGCTCTGACCGTAAACAATACCAAGAGCCAGGTTGCAGAGATTGAGTTCAATCAAACCGTGGATGTGCAGAGAATGGGTTTGATGTTTACCTGTGAAGCGACACTCTCTGACACCGCAACCGTTGATATATTAATAACGGTGGATGATTCAGCAAGCTATGAATTTGAAACCACAGAAGAAAAGAGCGTGAAGGGTAAACGAATTTTCACATCCACTTGCGGTTTCAGAGTTACCGGCAAAGGAACACACGCCGCAAAAGTTTATATGAAAGTTACTGACAATCCCCTCAAGTGGAGCGACATCGTATGAGTGCAACCATAGGAATAAACGATCTCAAATTCACAATCTTTGCATCGGGTCACGATTACACCCTGGCAGATTCGGGAGATGGTGACATCACCTTTTTTTCGCATCCTTTTGTGCCGCTCAATTCTGTAAATCGTGCGGGTCAGTATTATTTCCTGGTTCCCGATGAAAACGGCGACCCGATGGATTGCGTCAAGGATGATATTGCCCATTGCACTTTCACTCCTGCTTTGGGAACAGCTTTTGACACGGAAGGCGAGACCACAGTTGAGGTCAACTATCATCGTGAGTATATCTATGATGAGGGAACCTTGGTTGTTGACAAGAC